GAGGCTCATTCGTGCTCTATGGTCTCCAGCACCGCGCGGCGTCCGCGGTCCCAGCAGTCGCGGCAGTGGCCGCCGATCGGGAGGGGGAGCTTCTTCGCCCGGACGATCGCCTGCTCGATCTTATCGAGCCGCTCCCGGAGCGCGCGGATCTCGGCACCCTCCGACCGGCGGCGTGCCGGCCGCTCTTCGCCCTCTCGGTTCTGGAGTTCCAGCTCGTCCTCGGGCCGCTCAAGCTCTCTGGGTTGGATCAACTCGTCCTCCTCTTCCTGCCCCCGCCGCCCACTCGATGAGCAACCGTGCCACGTCAGCCGCCGAGATGGACCCGTTGCCGCCGCCCGGGGCACCAAGCCCGGTGACAGCGGGCGCGGATTGCATCTGCCCCGCCTGCGTCATCTTCCGAGGGTCGCTATCGAGCACGAGGCCAAGGCGGTCCAGTTCCTTGAAGTCGTTCGAGAGCTCCGCCAGCAGATCGCGCGGGTCGTAGCCGCGCTCCCGGATTGCCTCCGACAAGCTCATGATCCCGGTCCGCACGTTGCGTTGATAGGCGAGGCCCTCTTTGTCCGGTTCGATCATGGGCATCGGGGGCGCCGTCCACTCAGCGTCGGGAACCTCGTCCACCTTGTCGACGATGGCCGCCGCCTCCATCGCCCAGTGCCAGACGGGGTCGCAGAACTGAGGGACGAGCATCTGCCAGCGCCAGTCATGGACGTCATCCCAATGGCTCAAGCGGCTCATCCGGGCCGCCGAGAAGGGCAGCTCCGTGTAGTCCCCCGTGAGGTCCTCGTAGGTGTTGCCGAGCCCTGCGGCGATGGCCCGCAGCGTCACTTCCGCGTAGTCCTTGAACTCGGCGACCCGCGGTGGCTGCACGACCTGAATGTTTTGGCCCGGCGGTCCTTGGATCACCGCGCCGGGTTTGAGCTTGTCGGTGTACGGCTGGTCGGTGTCTTGCTCGCTCGCGTTCCCGAGCGTAGCGCTCTCCCCCGTCGGATCGGTTACCACGACGGCGAGGTAGGCGGCGATCTTCTGCTTGAGGAGCTGTGCGTCGTCATACTCATCGAAGTCCTTGAGCTTGAGGACGATGGGCGCGAGCCAGCTCATCCCGCGGACCTGGCCGGGACGCTCCTGGTGATAGACGTGCAGGACGCCGTCCGCCGGGACCCTGACGGAGTTATAGCCCCCGCCGAACGTAAAGGCCCCTGGGTGCTCCCGGAAGAGCCAATAGGCGACCCGCTTGCCGATGAGATCGAACTCCACGCCGTTGATGATCCGGCCGACCGTCTGTCCCTGGGGACCGCGCACGTCGATCCCCGTCCGGTCCGTGTCGATGTAATCGCCTTCGAGGACCTGGATCTGCATGGGGATCGGCAGGTCCGCGTCCTCCGGGCGCGTGCGGAAACGCCGTCTCACGAGCACCTCGCCAGATTCAGCGACGGTCCGCATGATGAGCTTCTGCAGGCCGTAGAAGTCATTGCGGCCATCGGCGTCGCAGGCCGTGCTCCCGGCCCAAGCCTTCCATACCTGCACGGCTTTGGCGTTCTCCGGGTTCGGCTTGGGTACGATCCCCCAACCGACGACGTGATTCGCGATCGTGCGGATGCCCCTTCTGGCGTGCGGGTTGTTCCTCGCGAGATCGCGGACCACCGCTCGAACGCGACCCACCGCTGGACCAATGACCGCGTTCGCGTCGCCGATCGGCCGGCGCCAGCCCTGCGTTCGCCGTCCTATCGTCGCAGCCTCGTAGTGGCGGAGGATGAAGTCCGCCGCGACGACCGCGCGGGCCCGCTTCAGCCCCCATTGCGGCGCGACGTAGGAAATTGAGCGCTCGAGCCAGGACCTCATCTCACACGTCCTTATCCGTCGCCACGTAGCGGGTGATCGAGCCGCCCGCGATGTCGCGCTTCATCTGCGCCAGGAACTTCAGCGCGTCGTCGTAGCTCGTGAAGGTCACGTTCTGGTCGGCGAACGTCGCCGAGACGACACCTCCGCGATCGGCGAGGCTCTGTTCGAATTGGTTGATCTGCGCCTGCGTGAAGGCCACCTATCTCCTCCCCTCCAGCCAGTCGTCGGGCACGTCGACCTCGGAAGGCTCGCGCGCTCTGGCGCGACTCGGCGTGGGCGTGCTGGATCCCGGTACCGGCGTCTTGGCGAGGATGTCGAGGATGTGCCGGAGGTTCGGGGGGGGCAGGATCCGGTACGCGGCGAGGCAGAGGACGGCCGTGTCGAGAGCTTCGTTTCGCTCGCGATCTTGGACCCAGATCGTGTGAGTCGCGACATTGGACTTGTTGTAACGGACCTCGGGGTGCTCTGCGCAGAGCTGCGCGAAGAACTCCTCATCGACCTTGGTCGGGAAGTGGATGTAGCCAGGGCCGGGCGCCGGGAGCACGATGCCCGCCATCACGTCCCGCTTCGCGTCGTCGACGTTCACCGGGTAAAGCCGGACCGGCCTCGGCCGCCGGCCGTAGCGGCGCTCCGTGGGCCGCCCCACGATCGGATCTCCGGACCTGCCCGCCATGCCCTTCGTAGCGAAGATCCGGCGGTGCTGGTTCTGCAGGACGAAGTCGTAGACCTCCTCGGTGGCGTAGCCGGAGTCGATGCAGGTCGAGCGGATGGGCAGGAGGTGACCGCTCGGGTGTGCATACTGGGTCGAGAGAGCCTCGAGGAGGGCCGCCCGGGTCTCGGGCCGCTTGGGATCCCCGGGCACCTGCCGCCAGTCGACGATCCAGCGCTCCTCCACCGGGCCCCAGCCCGTCACCTGCAGCTCGAACCGGTCGATCTGGACGTCGACGCCCGCCGTCAGGTAGGGGGCCTGGGCCGGCACATCTATCCCGTCCCCGTAGGATTCGCGCCTAGCCAGCAGGTTTTGCGGCTCCAGCCGCGACCCGCGGTCCTCCCAGCCGTCGGCCAACTCGGTATTGACGAAGACCCGGAGGGCCTCCTTGCCCCGGTCTCGGGCCGAGAGCCATTTCCCCACGAGGCCGGGCAGCGTCACGTCCCCCAGGGTCGAGACCATGGCCGGGAGGTGGAAGCCGGCCAGGCCCGGCTGCTTGGCCGTGGCCGTGCTCCGCCACTCGCCCCGGGCGACGATCTGGCGGCGGGCGGGCTCGAGGATCCGGGCCCCGCACCCGCCCCGTTCGGGGTCCGGGCACTCCAGCCGAGCGCTCTCCGCGTCCCGCTCGTCGTAGACGACCCGGAAGTGGCTCGGGTCGGCCCATGTCATGTAGTCGCAGCGCCCGCAGCCCGGGCACCGGACGAAGTAGCGCCGCTGGTCGCTCCGGGCGTAGAGGGTGTCGATCCGGCCCCCCTTGAGGGTGGGCGTCGAGACGAAAAGGCAGAGGGCGTCGTAGAAGCTGGTCGTCCGGTTCTGCAGGAGGTCCACAGGGTCGCCCTCGTCCCCCACGACCGGCGGCCAGGCATCGATGTCGTCCCCGATCGCGATGCGGACTGAGGCACGCCGGAAGGTGTTCGGGGTGTTAGCGCCGCCCAAGAGGATGAAGCCCCCGGGGAACATCTTCATCGCCAGAGTGCTCTCGGCCTGCTGCGCCATCGTCCGCGGCTGGGCTCGGTCCCGGACCACTGCCGCAAGGTCCGGCGTCGAGCGGATCATGTCTGCGAGCCGCTCCTTCGAGTAGGCTTCGGCCATCTGGTGCGTTGGGAGGACGATCTGGATCGGGCACGGATCGTGGTGGACGTGGTAGCCGACCACGTTGTTCAGGGCCTCGCTCCCGCCGGCCTGATGGCACTTGATCAGCGCCACGACCCGGACGAGAGGGTCGCAGGCCGCGTCCATGATCCCCGTCAGGTAGGGGGCCGCTTCGTTCGTCCACCGGCCGCCCCGGGCGGCACTGGCCTCGGGTAGCACACGGTGACGCGCCGCCCACTCGCTCACGGTCAGCTCGGGCGGCGGATCCCAGGCGCTCGCCCACGCCCCAACGAGACTCGGTGCTGTGCTCATGAGGCTTCCATCTCCTCGAGCACTGCCTCGGCGTCCTCGACGCTCTTCCACCGCCCGAGCTCCCGCAGAGCCTCGACGATGCACTGGCGGATGACTACCTCGGCCTCCCGGGGGAGCCCTCGGAGGACGCACTGCCGGGGCACCTGCAGAAGCTTCGTCTTCGCGGCGGCGATCGCCGTCCGCCCCTCGTAGATCGCGTGCTCACGTTCGACGAGCTCGCCCATCCGGCGGAGGTTCTCCCGCTCCCACTTCTCCGCCTGGGCCTTGGCGAGGCGGGCCCGGGCCTCCCCGAGGCTCAGACCGACATCGGATCCCTCCGGCCGCGCTCGCGCGTCACGCCAGGCCTTGAGGGCCTCGAGGTCGTACATGGCCGAGTGGCCGCGGGCCCCGCGCACAGCGACCGGCGCCCCGTCCTGCACCCACCGGTTGATGCGGGCCGGGGCGACACCGAGGGCAGCGGCAGCTTCCGCCCGCGTCACGTGGCCGGTTTTCAGCTCTTCTGGCAAATCCTTGACCCTCTAGGAGTTAGGAGAGAGTCGGACAGAATCGGCGCCCGTCTGACC